CAGGATGTACCGCTCCCGGAACACGCCAGTGTACATGGCCTCATACCGGGCCTTTATCTCCGGGGCCAGGGAGGGGTTGTCGTCCAGCAGAAAATGCAGGTGCAGACGGTTCTTGACCTGCTTTTCATCCTTGACCCATTCCTCATAGAACCAGTGCTGCGGCCCCTCGGGGTTGCAGTTGAACCAGTACCGGGAGCCGGGGACGGAGCACCTAGCCAGCGCCTGTTCCACAAAGGACCGGGGCATGAGCGCCACTTCGTCCAGCATAACTCCCGCTAAGGTAATACCCTGAATCAGCATATAGCTGGATTCATCCTTGCCACCGAAGATGTAAAAATAATTGGTGCGTCTGCCCCGGCTGATAGTTAGGCAGTGGGTCGTAACCGTATATTTCAGCCGGAAGCCTTGTTGGTCCAGATAACGCACACCCATCAGCGGCAGGATTACGTTGCGGACGGCGCTCTGGACAGACTTGCCACAGATGGCAAAGTTCTGCCGGTTAAACTCGGACATGGCCCATAGCACATAGGACAGGGCCATGATACTGGTCTTGCCAGAGCGAATGGCCCCATCACAGACAAGTGCGGAATATTTAGTCCTCGGAAATTCCAAGATTGCCAGCTGCTTCTTCGAGAAGCCCATGCTCCATCGCCTCCTTTATTGACTTGGTGATGGGATCGTCCTCTATTTCATCCTCATAGCTCAGCCTTTCAGCCAGCAGCCCCAGGTGCTTAGCCAGCAACTCCAGGGCCCTGGATTTATCGGCCAGCTTGATTTCGACGCCATTCTTTGTCTGCTTGATGCCGACGATAGCGGCCTTTTGGGCGTCGGTGAGCTGGCCGGTGTCACTGACCACCACACAGCCGGAAACGACCTGGGCGTAGTCCGTGCCTTTTGCGAAGCCGATAGCGGCAAGCTCCTGCAAAACACGGTCCTGGGTTATCTCGGTGCGCTGCTGGCGGTTTTGCATAGCGGCTTCAATCGCCGCCGAAACGTTATTTTTCGTTATAAGCTGCCGCCCAATGTTAGGGTCCTTATATCCCGCCCTAGCAGCCGCCGCAGTGGCGTTGAGGTCCAGCAAATATTCCTGCACGAACCGCTTTTGCTTTTCTGTGAGTTTCGCCACACCTTGCCGACCTCCTTGATCTAAAAATGGAGCGGCCCGCTAGGTCATGCCCCAGCGGCGCCGCAAATGGCCTCCCTGGGGCACATCGGTGAGAGGTGTGGGAGGAACTGTGATATCATACCATAACTGCTAGGGAGTTTTCTTGCAGTTGGTTCGTGTTGCGTACATTTTACCATCTGCCTGTTTTCATCAGCAGATAGACCCGCTCGGCGGCTCTTGTGTCCGGCAGCACATGCTTCTTCACGATGCGCACTCTCTGAGAGCCATCCTTGCGGGCCTCGACGATCCTTTCCTCATACTCATAGCCCAGGGCGCGCTTGAGCAGCGCGTCTTTAACAGCCTGTTCTTTCTTATTCGCCATTGAAATTCCTCCGGGTTCTGCACAGACAGCCCAATCCGGTGTTGAAAACCTCAACCCGGTGTGCTATACTAGCAGTGATAGTGTCGCGCGACATACACTTTCCAGAAGAGAGTGGCATTTGCGCACTCGTCTATTGAAAAGTGTGACTATCTAACCCTGAGAGTCTGCTTCTCAGGCGAGAGGGCCGAGGTGTTCCCGCACCTGGACCCTTGCTTTTTACTTTCTCTTGGTCAAAACGTCCAGTACATAATCCTTTTTTTCATGGAGCATATGCGATAGCTCGTCCACAAAAGATCTGTTCCTGAGCTGCTGGCCGCCCAGGTAGGTCTGATAGATTGCCTTGAATGCATAGGCGCTGCCAGGGCGTTTCATAGCGTCCCCAGCGGTGGGAGCTTCCCCAGCCAAAATATGCGCCAGGTTATATCGGTTCGGCTGATATCCCGGTAAACCCTCACACCCACAGCAGGTCAGACTGTCTCCCATGGTGCGTAGGCGGTTTTCGCCCGCAAAGAATTTCAGTCCGCACTCATGGGCGCGGTGTCGCAACTGGATAAAGTCGTTCTCCAGCAGTTTTGCCGGATAACAATAGTCCCCGCCAATTTTCACCAACCCAGGCTGGCGTTTACGAAACTTCATTCCCTCAAGAATCACGCCATATGCTCCACACTCCTTGAAGCGCTCCATGTTTTCCAAGATATCCGGCAGAACTTCGCGCATATACGGCTGCACGCGTACAATGGTGCGTTTCACCTTTGGCGATACAGCCCGCAGCATCTCCAACCGCTGGGAGAAAGGCGGCGCGCCCTTTTCCAGCCGGTCGTACTTTTCGCAGGCCATGGAAATTTGAACGACGCAGTTGCATTTTTCCAGCACGGTCAGATATTCTGGGTCCGCCACCAGAGCCCCCTTAGTAGAAATCACAAACGGATACCCTGTGTCCCGCAGCACAAGCAGCGCTTGATACGTCAGCCGCTTCTTCCTCTCGATAGGCTGGAATGGGTCGCTCATTCCACCGATATGTAGGGGGATATGCCAGTCGATGAAGCAGGTCTCCTGCGTCCTTTGTCCCGCGACAAAGCTCTGCAGGGCGTCGATCCCCTCTCCGTTTCGGATGCAAGAAATGTCCCCTTTGGCCCGGGCGAAGCAGTATTTGCAGTCATGGCTGCATCCAATATAGGTGTCATAGCGGACAGGGAGGTCGCAGTACCAGCATTGGCTACCTGATGCAGGCATGGTTCTCAGCCTCCTTTTTGATCAGCCCAGAAATGTAGTCCTTGCCTTTTTCTTTGATAAAGCCGTCGATCAGTTCCCGGTCGGATATACAGAAGTTCAGCGTCACCGAAAATTGTTCCTTGTCCGGCTTCTCCCAATCCACGAACTCCTCCATTTCCAGTGCGTCCAGATAGCTCTGCTCAGAAATTCCCCAGTCAAGCGCAAGGCTCTCAAAATCCAGGCCTTCCAGTTCAGTGGCCAGCTTTTCCATATCCCAGCCGGAAAGCTCGCCGGTTTTATTGTCCAACAGACGGTATTTTTTCTTCTGTTCTTCTGTCAGCCCTGGCCGTACCAAAACCGTTGCCGCATCTTGCCCCAGACATTCTAAGGCGCGGTACCTGGCATGCCCCGCCAGGATGGTGCCGGTTTCATCCACGATGATGGGAGCCACATAACCACATTGCCGGATGCTTTCTGCCACGGCCTCAATGGCCGCATCGTTTCGGCGAGGATTGTTTTCATACAGATGAATATCGGCCAGTTTCATAGACTGCAATTCCATGTTTTGTCTATCTCCTTTCCCCCTTCAGCTCCTTAAAAAAAGGAACCGCGCCCCACAACGTGAGACGCGGCCCAAAAGGAGTAGCATAGAGGACATCGTAAAAATCGCAAGCCCGCTTTATCTGCTGGCCCTATTATGTATTATAAACGAACAATCCGAACAAAACGAACATTCACAAATTGTTTACAAATATCTCTCCAGCACTCGCCGGTACGCCATTCTAGCAGCATCCGGGCTCTTGTGCCCTGTCTGCCGAAACACCTTGGACCAATCTAAATTCTTGAGTGCAAACAATTCCACAAGTGCTTTCTCCTTTTCGGTAGGCAACGCCTCCACCCATGCCTCAATCTCCCGGCGCTTAGCCCTCAGTTCTGCCAGTACAGCCTCTTGGGTGCCTTTCGGCTCGGCGACACCGCCAATGCTGATGGTGTGCTTGGTATAGGGAAACTCTGCCGAACTCGCCGTCACCGTATCGACGCAGACCGCCTCCATGCGCTCAATCCTGTGGCAGATATGCGAGTAGTCCTCCAGCAGTTCCTTAGTCATGTCGCTTGCTCCTTTCTATCATCCGTTCATACCGCCGGGCCTCAGTCTCTACCGTGTCCAGCATATCCTCCAGGATTTTGAGCCTCCGGGGCATCTGGGTAGTAAAACGCCTGGCTGGGTGTACTTCCCGCTTTACCGCCTCTATCCTCTCCCGCAAAAGCTGGGCGTCATGGCGGCATTGTTCCATGGCGATCTCATCATTAGTGGGCATTACGGCTCACCTTCCTCCGGGGGCTCGGGCCGGGGCATCCAATGGGTAATTAGTGCATTGATCTTTGTACTGCTGAAACGTCTATGGTTGTCATAGAAGCGTGTCATCAGAACGCCCCCGTTCTTTGTGGCAACAATGTACGTTCCGGAATGCTCCGGCATTTTGTCCTTTACGCTAATCCACTCGCTCATTGCCGCACCTCCTCCCTTCTGATTTTTTCAAACTCAATGACCCACACCCAGGGATTTGCTTCCCAGCCGTAGAGGGGGCGGTCTTTGGGTTGGATGGTGTCGTCCCACAATCGGGCAAACTGACTACAGCAGGTACAACCTTCATCCTTAGCTTGCATATTCCCGCAGTCCTGCAACCGTTCCACCTTAACATCCGTCACCCGCAGAAACAGGCGCGCGGCTTCTTTTGGCATGTGGATGGAGGGACGCCATTTTATAAAGTCATGCCCGCAAAGGTACTCACACAATTTGCAAGTTTTGTGATTCTGTACGCCTTTTGGGATGCATTCGCCAAGTTCTGTACACCCCTGACAGATATTGTCTGCCTTATACCAATACCTGCCGTCCGGCGTTTGATACCACGTCTCCCGCACATACAAGATATCGCCAGGGTGGTAGGGTGCATACTTCTGTATATAAATTTGTGTCTTGATCCAGCAAGACGAAACGCTATAATCCTTTATATAAGTGTCTTTATCCCGTTCGTTCATTTCATTATCGACCCACAACCCATTGCCTTGACAATATCCACAGCGCTTTGCTTTTACAGCATTGCGTGGCTTCATTACCCGCCTGGTCACTGTCTTGCGGCCATCCAGTATGGCCTTAACCATTTCGGTGTTGAAAAGGATTGGTTTAAGTTCCATCTGTCATACCTCCCACGGCAATTCCCGCCGCATATTTTCCTCACCCACAATAGGGATAAGGCTATCTTTCATAAAGACCGCCGCATGGGTAAGGTCTGCCGCCTCGCAAATATTGTCCACCCACGCTTTCTCTGGCACGACCTTCCCCTTGCGGCTCCCTGTCTCTGCGCCGATGATTATCCACTTGTCCCTGCCGAAGCTGCCCAGCCCAACGTCCATCCGCTCTGTCAGCGGTTCAATGCTCACGAAGGTATTGTCCCGGAATCTGCCCGAATAACGTCCTGCTTTCATACTGTCGAGCGTAGATCCATACCAAAAATTGTCCTTTTCCGGAAGTTTTCCGCTTTTCGCCAGTTCACCGTACCGTTGCGGGTTTTTTGTAAGAAACAGATACCGGTGCTGTGGCGCTTTCTCGCAAGCCGCGAAAACCTCCTCAATCCACTCATCTGGCACCCAATCCCCAAACAGGTCTGCCATGCTGCACACGAAGATGGTCTTGCCTTTCTTCATGCGCTGGGGCTCGGCCAGGCGGTAACAGTGAAACGTCGGGTCGAACTTGTACGGATATGGGTCAATTCGTTCATCGTTTCCAAACACAGGATATCCCATAGGCTCTCCCAAAAAGTGTTCGCTGCCATCTGCAAACCCATGCCCAAAGCGGTTCGCAATCTTCCGGGCATAGCAGTATTCGCAGCTGTGTAAGCAGCCTGTTACCGGGTTCCAAGTGCTGTCGCACCATTCAATTTTTGTTTTCTGCATTCTTGTTCCCTCCCATCCTATTTTCCAGCTCTGCCCACGCTTCCTCTGTCTGCGGCCTGCCGCAGTCCGGGCAGAAGCCGCTGTCCAAAACCGCTTGCTGAACCCGTCTGATGATGGGCCCGCGCAGGGGATTATCTTCTTTCTTTTTCATGGCCTTTCTCTCCTTTCTATCTCCGCTATTGCCCTGAATATCGGGTAAAACTGCTGGGGCATCCCGTTGAA